CAAACTAACTTATCAACAATAAAATCAACCATGTCCTCAGTGACACGGACGTTTAGATAGTATGGGTATTCTTCAAATGGTGGAATATCCATATCTCTATTTCGATAATTAAATTTAAAACTCTCAGATCCTACTTGAAATAATTTTCCACCTAGAAAAAAGTTTCTTCTAAAACTTGTGCATGTTTGGTGGATAATTTCATCTACACAGATTCTAATGTTTTCATCCATACTACTAGTGCTGTAATATGGGATTCCAATTGAGGTTGCAACGCCCCGAGTCCAAGTATTAAAACTTTCTAAAAGTCTAGACTCAGTGGCTAAAGCATAATAAATTAAATTTGGAACATAAGATTCCCACAGCTCATTTATACTTGAACTTACATTAAATACATCTTGTCCTAAAACTGAATCAACAGCAACTTGGAGGGATTTTTTAGTTCCAACTTGTCTGTAAATATCAATTGCGTTAGCTATCTGCAATCTCCACCTATCAGGCTCTGATCCAAATAATCTCCAGCCTATGATCTCCGCTAATTTTGGTAGAAGCTCGTCTGGGCAAAGATTTATGTCATTCAATACTTCAAGCTTGTCCACGCTGTCGTTATAATCTGCAAAAGCAAACGAAAACGCTTTTACAAGATTTATGAAAGAACCAGTGTTTATTTTTTTATCTAACTTATAGCCGTTAATCAGATAATCATCTATCGCATCCTTCACTCTGGTATCCGACATATCGGTGAATAACGGAGAGTATAGAATGTCTACAAGAGTTAATAATTTATCTAATTGTTGAGTTCCACTTGTGTAAGCGTCTGGTGCAGCAGGAAGCTTGAAATCACTAGGAATTAAATCTAATGCTTGCCAAGTTGGTTTTGTATCATAATTTTTCCATAAGTATGTTGTAAGGCCCCTCATTGCATCATTTAATTGAATATTTCCACCGGGATATATTTTTTCAACTAGAAGATCATGGACAAACGATGAAGGGTTGTATGTCAGGGAATCACTTCTATTTAAGAAGTAGAGCCAGGACAAATTATTTATTAGATAATTATGATTTGCGCTAACGCTATTGTTACCTACAAAATCTAAAGTAGGAGAATTAGTTCTTATCCTAGGTAACAAAGTATTTCTTAAATAGTTTGAAAAATCTGAGCTTGTTTCAAAGTCTCTATACGAGGATCCTACTTTTAACAAAATTCTTCGCTCAAAATCATTACAGTCTAAATCCATTAGACCGTTTTGTTTAATGAAGAACTGGGAAATACCTTGTGGAGAATTTATTGAACTGAATACCGTCCCAGAAACTGCGCTAACATAAAGGATGGAACCTATATTATTAATTACGTCTAATTGTGTATTTATTATCTGATCAAATACATCTATCTGCTTTTGATTAAGAATTTCATCTTCTTCATAATAAATATATGGAACTACCTTTCGCAAAGCTTGATCAAAATTTGCTTTGTGGTAATTCCTATCTTTAACTAATTTAGATTTATTAGACATAAGATATATTTAATGTAAAATTGTTCAGTTGAATTATTTCATTAAATTCAACTTTAATCGACTCAGGCGCATTGTCAATCGTAGCGAATCTCACTTCATCAACCTCAAATATTTTATAGAGAAGTTCTTGAGGATTGTATTCTTTCCCGAAGTCATTATTGTCTGTATTGAAGTGTGCTAATATTTTTTGTGAAACTTTATTCTTTATTGTATTTTCAATTGTAGAATATTTATTATCAATTCTAAGTGTTATGATTAAATCAAGAGTTCTTATTAATCCGTCTACTACAACGACTTCATCGGTAAGCATTTTCTTATCTGAAATAGCTTCAGCAATTTGTCGTTTAAATTCTGGGGTAGCCTTTCTAAGCTGTATATTGTTTGATTTTTCCAAAACATAAATATCAATTATGTTTGCCGAAGAATAAGCTCTTCTTGTAACAGCAGTGGCTTTTCCTATTGACCCATAAGAACTCATGAATGAGTTGACGAATGATTTATAGTCTAATAGAGTGACTAATCGGTTAAGTGACCTAAACACCAAAGGACCATACTTCTTGGCATGTTCAGCGGTTTCAGCGTCAGAGCCTCCAGTTCCTTTTGAAGTATTCTCAATTGTCATTGCGTAAGTGACTGGGCTTGCTGCTGGAGTTGAATAGAACTGTGCATTAGCCTGAACATTGATAGCCCCTCGGATAATATTGCCGCGAGTGCCGCCACCAGTCCTGTATATTATTCTATAAGTGTCTCCAATAGCAGGAGATTTTCCAATGTTATTATCTCCAAAAACTATTGACGCTCCAAAATTATCATCTGCTAATGTTTGAAATACTTTGTCACCCTCACCTGAAGCATAGAAAATATTGTTTACTTGTCTGTAAACTCCGCTAGTCGAGGGTTGCCCCTCTATGAACGCTTGGACACTCCCCTCAATAATTGGGGAATTTGATAATTTTATTGATTTTAGGGCTTCAGTATCTGCAAAAGTCCCTTCCTCTATGGACAGTCCACCCTCTAAAAGAATTAAACTAGATACAACTGTATTGGAAGCTTTTTCAGAGTTGTATATTATTATATCTCCATTTAAATTTGATGAGTCTATGTCTCCATTTTGGGAGACTTTATACAATGTGAAATTTAATGGGTTTCCATCCTCTGGGGATGCCACAGAAAGAACCCTGCTCGCTGGAGGAATTCTTAAGAATGATGTGGCTCCCCATGATGGAGCTTGGGCGAGCGTTCCTTTGGCGTCTGCTGCGGCAGCTATTGGGCCTTTCATATTGATGCCAATTAATTGCAGAAGTCTTCTAACACTCTCTCTTGATCTTGCTGTTGACAGATAATTTTCATTCGCCAAATAATCAGACTTGTAAGACATCACATGACCCATGTATGCAACTAATTCTACAAGCATAATTCCTAAATCTGATTCTGCAAAGTAGTTGTATTCGAGAGGGTATACTGCTCTGATATATTCGATTAAAGAATTTCTTAAACTTAAGAAGTCTGATGCAGCAAAGTTTATTAATTTATCTTTGTCAGAGTCTTCTACTCTTACAAGTTTTAAAAAATCTGATTGAACTGTTCCTTTAAAAACCATTATCTTATCTCTACTTTAACTTCAAAACTTAAATTATTAGCTTCTTTTAGTGAGCATACTAATTTAATTAACAAAGCCTGTCCGCCATTTGACCCAGTGCCGCTCTCCAAGGGGAAGACCTGGAGTAGCAATATGTCTACGAAAGGTGCATACTTATATATAGATTGAGAGATTTCTCTTCTAATTTGGCTTAATAAAGCTTGATCCAGAGGCTCCATCAAGTAATTTTTTAAATTAGTTCCAAAATTAGGGAGCATAACCCTCTCCCCTCTCCTGGTTAGTAGCAATTGTTTTAAATTGGATCTAATTAATTCTACGTCAGACGCCTTTTTTAAGAACTTACCATCCTCTAAATTGCCAAATGGAAATTTTAAACCATAAATTTTGTCACTTTTTGATTTTACAGAGAAAGTGCTTTCTTTTACAACCTCTCTACCATAGTAATTTGTATTTTGATTTATTGGCATGATTTACCTCTAATCCTGGCAGGGGGTTGGGCCTAAGAGAGAAACGTCAATATTTTTAAAGAAATCTTTTTGAGTTTTATAATTACTCATAACTTCTTGATCAGATAAAGGTTTTGAATAGAATTTTAAACTTCCTAAATGACCATTAAGACCACTCTTAATACCCCCGTAAATTCCTCCCATGAAGTTTCCATATTGATACATTCCATCCGTATACCCACCCCCGACAATCCATGGAGTGAAATATCTATCAAGTCTTGGCCCATACTTTAGGGAATTTGGAGCGTTTGAATTTACTGTTGTAGAAGAGTATTGGAAGCTATTAGATTTTTTAAATGTCGGTATGTTTGGCATTTGGTATTTAGGTATTCCAAAAACGTAAGACATACTAGAGGTGGTTATTGGAACTCCATCTAAATAAAATTTCACTGTATCAGCTACTCTGTCAAAGGTTACTGCCATATGACAGAACTCATTTTCACATGAGGATATTGAAACTCCGCCCTTTACTTGAGTAACTTTTTGAATCATGGAATGATATCTAGCATCTTTTCCACACTGAATTCCATCAAACTGAGATCTGTTTATAAACCCTACTGAGGATGCGCTCAGAGATTGAGTCGGAGCTATAAAGAACACTGAAGATACAACAGGGTTGCTAGTTAGTGACGGACGCTTGTCTGCTGTAAGTCTCACATCTCTAGTGAATCCCATCATAAATCCTTTTACAGATTTGCTGTTATCATCCACAGAGAAAGCCTCGGTATTGCCCGTGGGAGTTCCGTCAAATCCAGTATTTTCATTAGATAGAACTAACCTAAACAAGCTAGACACTGGCCCGTCATTATATCCGCCACTTACACACATCAGGTTTGGCATATGAATCCAGAAATCTACAGTCGCCCCGTTTTGATTGTATAGCAGATCACTAAATTCTTTAATTCTTGGCAACTTTACATAGCTTCCAAGTGAACTTGTTTGAGTTGGGTTTGTTCTTGAATGTTTTGTTATACCCTCTAAGAAGGGGACCCCCAGTCCAACTTTAAATATTTGTTCCTGAGAATTTCCAACTAATTGAGCATAGTTTTTGTTAGATTGTGATGCTGCATTTCTAGTGGTAAAAGATGTTGAAGATGGATCTTCAATATTTGTATCCAAGAAATTATACATCGAGATAAGCGAATCAGTCGTTAAGAAGTTCTCAGCCTGAAGAACAACTGCATTAGTTGATGACACAGAGCTTCCGTCATAAATTATTGCTCCTCCAGCGACATCAGAAATTATCAAGTGCTCTATGGACGAGTCCTTTGAATTAACTTTTGAAACAATATAATTACTTTTGAGTTTTATTGGGGAGACAACTCCATCAATTTCAACTTGTGAGAAGGATAGTGCTTTTTGTTTCTGTAAATCTAGTGCTATATTCAAACCCGCCAAATATGAGAAATCGTTTACTGGTATCTCCCCTGGCTTGAATATTTTTATATTTGAATAAGTGTCTGGCATCTTTACCGCGAGTTCTATCTGTTTCTTTCGTTTATTTATTTTATTTTGGAAGATAGTATTCTCTGACATCAATGCTTGCTTCTGATTAAATATGACTGACTCAGGAGCGGAGTCTGATTCCAACTCATTTATTTGAGAAGACAAATCATAAATTCTTTTGTTCTTATTGTTTATTAATTCTTGAAGGAATCCATCCTTGTCATAATAATTTTTTAAGAAAGAGGAGTCATCAATGATTTTGGGGTCAAGTAAGGTATTAACATAAAGCTTTAAATCCTCTGTAGAGAAAGCTGTTCCCCTTCCACCCTCGTTAGCATCCTGAGAAAATTTCCACCTATCACTAATTTTAATTTGATTAGATTTTTCGAATACGTAAGTTAAAGCTGGGATTATTCCACTGGATTGTGAATCGAAGTAAACACCATCATTTGATAGAATGAATTGCCCCTGGATGGCTCTAGGAGGCCCGTAGACGAGCCTGAAGATCTCAGTGGGTTCAGCAGGGGGTAGGCAATTTGAAGCAAGCCCAGTGCCCGACAGGTAGGAGAAAGCCTCACAGGCGAACGCTGGCTCGGGCTCTGATCCATCTGCTCTGGAAGATATAATATCAGTTATGTTATTAATTTGATTCGTGAAGGCATTGTAGGCATCAATCGCCTGCTTTAATGCCCGCATCTGAAGCATATACTCAGTATTTATAAAATCTGCATATGCCGTGGGATCCAAGTTAGATACTTGATCTGCGGTGGCACCCTGCTTACCCTTAAGATAATCTTTAAACTGTTTAATACAGTCTAAAATTTGATCTATTTGTTCTTTAATTGCTAAATAATTAGCATATAATCCAGCACCAATCCCTGCAACTGCATTAATAAATGCTCCAAGGGATCCCAGCATCGAGGTAAAGTTAGACTCGTAGCCCATCTTGGACGAATTAGATACGAACCTCAAGGTTCCGTCTTCGCTATCCCATTCTATTATGCCCAAAACATTTCTTATTTGAGACATAATACCTTTTACCACTCCATCTGCCATGGATTGTCCGTTTTCCATCTCCCCAAGAACTCCAAACAGAGTTTCCGTGGGTAATAGGGCTAAAACATCTCTGCCCAAATCCATCATACATTTTGGGACACCAAACACTGTCCCAACAGCACCTAGGGTATCTTCCCCCTGGCCTACCAAAGTTAAATATGTTTTTACGTCAAAAGCTGCCATGATTTAATACTATTTAGGGTTGCTTGTCCAAAGCATAGAATCCAACCTCAGGTATAATTGGAAGTGGTGGGGTTGAGGGCACTACGGGTTCTGCTGGTCTGGTGGACGGAGCATACACAGGGTAGTCCCCGGCATATTGATTTATGTTGGAATTAATAGTTCCAAGGGTAAACAAAGGACCTTGAACTAAGACTTGTTCAGACGATTGAATAGTCACTGGGTTTACAGAATTTAAATTCATTAAATTTGAAGATTTTAAGTTTACAGAATTTATTGACTCTAAATTAACTGAGTTATTTGCATTTAAGTTTATTCTTCCGCCTGCATACAAATTTATATCCTCGGAAGCTTGCATATTTATAGACCCGCCATCTGTCTGTATTATTGCGACTGGTAGAAACAGCGTTACTGGATCGCCTCTGGACACGCTTTGGGTTACAACCGAACCTTTATAGGGGCATTTAATTGGGATAAGTTTTGGGGCGTCCGCGCCTCCAACATTTATCAAGGCGATAGTATCCCCACTATTAACTTGCTGAAATTGGGTTACTAGCCAGCTATCAAATGTAGCTGTGGAGTTAGGAAGGTTAGTTAGTTCATTATTGCCTAAGGATTGAACAACAACTGGTTTGAACGTGCTTACAGAGGCAATGTTTATTTTTCCTTCAGAATAAATTGTTATTCCATCACTTCCAGACTTTAATTGAATGACTCCCTGGGGAGTGGATATTAAAACCCTTCCAGCTTGACCCGTTATAACATTTGGCAGCTCTTCAGTGTAAATATTAATATCTTTAAATTTTGTAACAAGATTAAGATTTCCTGCGGGTATAGGATTAAAAGCCCCAAAAGGAGTGTCAATTTCACTTCCACCTTTCATTCCGCTAGATGAATTTTTTATAGTTATATCTCTGCCGTCTATCAAGTCTACTCTATATTCACCTTGAACCGTAGTATTTCTTATTGAATTTAATGTTCTTATATCAATGCATCTCTCTTCTAAAGTTTGAGTTTTAGATGCTGTGATAATAATTCCTTCTTGGTTTCTATTTTTTAATGAAACTTGATCTCTTGATGGAGTATCCCCGAGTTCCAACCTGTGTCCCATTGTGGTTTCTAACACCACAGATTTTACTAGTGGTTTGCGAGTTCCGCCTAGATAATTGTTAACTTTTAACCCAGCTCCATCACTGTTTGTAAATGAAACAACTGAAGGGGCACCGGAGTCGTTGTAAGCTCTTTTATTGCCAACTATTGGAGCATCAAATTTTACATCAGTGTTCTCAACAAATTTTGGTTTTCCGACGATTGTCCCCATGTAAAAGTATTCCCCTAGGGACTCATCATACATTACAAGAACTTCTGCACCTTTGACCGGAGGTGTTAGCACACCACCTCTGAAAGGATCAAAAAATGGACTCACATAAGTCACTGGGACACTTGTTGGAATTCCCCTCTCTAGAAGATTCACCAAAAATGCTCCTGATTCACTGGAGTCAATTACTCCATCTACTATCCCTTTATAGAATTTCATTCAAGCTCCCTAATTTTGTATTCAACATTTACAGCAGTATCATATCTTCTGGGTCTTGGTCCATCGTCTGAAGTTCCAAACTTGTTAAGTAAGAATTCGGAGTAACATTCAGAAGTTGAGATAATATGTCTAAAACCAGTTATCATGTATTCACCTGAAAAGAAATCAAAAGTATCCACTGGAGTTGTTCCTATAACCGAGTTTCTTTTTGATAAAAATACACATTTTTTACTCATGGTATCAAAATTTGATAAGTAGAAAAAAGGTAAAGTTTTTATGCTTATTTCAACTGCTAATCTTTTAGAATATTCGTAAGCTCTAGCTAAAATAGACGATTCACCTGGGGTGTATAGCCCTGGTGTCAATAACAGTGCAGAGTCAGTTTCGTTATCTACTCTATTAAATAAAATAATTAATTTAGATAATAAAGAGAGATCTGCTGGTTGTAACTTATAAGTTTGATTTATTAAAAATCTTATGTTCAATTCTACTAAAGATATCTCTTCTTTTGAACTTTGATTTATTACTAACCCTTTCATTAATTCATTTGTTTTGTTATATGCAAACTCACCAAGTGCTTTTTCTTTATCATAAAATCCAAATATTTTAGATACTTGTCTAAAAATTTCGTTGCGATCAAATGTTTTTTTAGCCTGTATTCTGGTATTTTCGTCCTTAGAGCCTATTAATTCTGTGGTGACTATATCCTCAGAAGTTAATTTAGATTCAGAATCTATTTGAAGATTTTTTAAATCTTCAAAAGCTTTTTGATATATCTTTTTAGCTGAAATTAAAGGGTTTAATTTTTTAAAATCTTCAATTTTCTCTGGGTCTAGGCCAGCACTTAGTAACAACTTATTTTTTTGGTCATCGTTTAGTTGTGAATATAGATATTTTAATCTGTTATCTCTTACAGTTTGATTTATTACAGTTCCATAGTTTTCAGAATTTTTTAATGAAAATGACAAAACATTTGAATTTCTAAAGTTATTTATAAAAATAGGTTTTCCTTTGATCTGTGATTTTCTTTCTATCTCACTTAAAGCTTTTCTGGTGTCTTCATTCCCTAACGACAAATCATCCAAAAATAAACTCTCCCCGAAAGATGATCCTATTTTATTTTTCCCGAACACAGATAATACAAAATTTTTGTATTCATCTTTTTCTGTTATTTTTAAATTATCAAGTTCGTTAAATTTATAACCTATATCATTTGCTTCTTGAATAAATCTTCCACCATAAAGATAATGTAGTATTAAACCTCTATCTCCAATAATCAAACAAGGAATTTCTTCGTTTTCTATTAAATTAAATTTCTTAAAAACTTTTAACCATTTTATATTTGTTTCAAATGACATTGAGGGTGGAACGCTACCTTCAAAAAACATATTTATACCATCAAAAACTTCAATAATCGACTGTCGGGTGTCCAGAACGAACCTTCCTTGGAGATCTTTATTGTTTCTATCAATACTAGATCTCATAACTAACTTTTTAGAGTATGGTGCATCATTACCTTCTGAATTATTTAACAAATTTAACCTTGTCTCTATAAGCTCTAATTCAGAATTTAACTCATCTATTTCATTAGAATAACTTTCTCTTTCTGATAAAGGTAAATTTTCTATATAATTAAGTTGACTATTTATTTCTTGGATTCTTTTTTGAGATTCTAATTTTTCTTTTGAATTTCTTGAATTTTGATCAGATACAAATTTTTCATAATCTCGTCTATCCGCTTCTTTTTCGTTTGAAATATCTGCATTAGAGAGTTTGGATTGTTGAGTTGGAATATTGGTTGGTGTATAATTAAAACTTACAGATTTAAATATTTTAGCGTAATAATCAGTTAAATCGCCAAAAAAAACAGTTCCTAGAGGATTTCTAGTTTGATCCTCATTTACTAAGTTAAGATAAAGTTTGTCTATATCAGGAATGCAAATTATTACATTACCCTTTGGTGTAGATACGGCTTTTGCAGCAAATCCAGTCATCACATCTTTTAAATTTTTAGAAACTTCATTTGGCGTTGTAACAAAAATATCTTCTGACATCTCCATAGAAGCAAAAGGGATATTAAAAATATCATTTGAATTAGGATCTGAATTATCTTTTTCTGGTATGAGTGAGAAGAACGCGTTTGGAATCGGTTGAAATTTATAAACGTAATTTCTAACTCCGTTCGAAGCTACGTCTATTGATGCCTCAACTAGTGTGCAGCATTTAGGGTCAGCCCAATTTGATAAATCATCTCCAATCCCATAACTTATATAAACTCTTATGTTGCCATGAGCATAAGTTTGCATGTAATTGTTGAAGTCTTTCGCGGGGAGATTGTCAGCAAAAAATTTCTCTAGCTTAGTTGATATTGTTTTATTTAAAAAATTATCTGAAAATATCGAGGATTCAAAATTTCCATCAACATCTAGTATTTTTAAAGTAATCAAAAGATCGGATTGACCAAAGTTGTGACTGTGTTCCAAACCATAAATATACTTATTTTGTTCTCCTACAAACATTAAAGTATCTTCTAAATCTTTTGATTTTATGTCTTGTAAACTTCTGCCAGACATAAATTTTAGCATTGATCCGTAATTTCTAGTTATTACGACATTTGGAGTAAATATTGGATTTAATGTTGAGGGCATACTAGATCTTCGGCAATAAAATTCTATCGTTCACATTCAAATCTTGAAATGGATCTTTAATATTATTAAGCATCATAATCATCCAATCTTTACTTACTGTATCATAGAATAAATTAGATATTAGGTCAGGTCTATTTTCATATCCAGCAGGAATAAATCCAATTTCGACATCGCCTAGTTTTAAACTGTCCAAGTAATCAGTTACCTTAGAATGAAGGGAAGTAACAATTTTCTTACCTTTGTGAGTAACTTCATAATAATCAATAGAATGGTGATTTAAATAGTTCATGATAAATCCTATAAACTTTCTTTCATGTTTTCCATAATTGTTTCGTATTCAACTAATCCATCTGTATCTTTTCTTACAATTCTTAATATTTGATTGTGTGGATCTAAAGTTCCTTTACCAAGCATAATTGATTCCCATCCTGTAAGATTATCTCCCTTAGCTTCATCGAATGGAACAAATTTATCAAAATCGCCCACTCGCACCTCAGACAAATTCATACTAATTTCAACTTGTCTTGGAGCCAAAGATAGTAGTTCATATCCAGCGTTATTAACTATTCTAACCGAATAGTTAGTGCAGACACATGGGATATTGTTATACATCGTTCCATGATTTAGATAAACAGTTGGTGGACCATATTGAGTTTTTTCAGAATTGTTTAGAACCGAGGACCTTATCACGTTTATCCACATCATTAAGTAATTAACAGCTTGTTCAGAAGTAACATCAGGAAATCCACTTCTTTTTAAATCTCCATCAAATAAGTTTCCTAAAAACCAACGAGTATTTAATGCTTCTGTCAACCCTTGAAAAAAAGACCCTAGAGAACCCCGTGCTCTTGCATCAGCCCCATCTCGGAACGAAGCATCTATCATATACATGTCTTTTTTCCCCTCTTTATAGTAGTTGAACCTTCCTTGCTTTTGATATGTCACAGCGTTTGCAACATCTTCTGTTTTTCCTCTTCTAAAAAATTTAAATCTTTCTTCCGAAGAATTCATTCCCATAATAATTTTTCTAAAATTATCTGAGAACATATCACTTAGGCCCACAGTGTGAATGTAATCAATTATGTTTGGTAAAGTAATATTAAACCTTAAATTTAACTCTCTAGATTTTGTTCCCAAATAAGCAAACAGAGTTCCATTTCTCCCTATCAAATCATAGCTAGCTAAATTAGGTCTTTGAGACTCACTAACTTCTATGTTCTCCATAAAAGGAAGGTAAAACTCAATAGATTCTTTTGCTGATGGATACTTAAAATAGAGATAAGATCTCTCAGCTAGTTTTCTTGATCTTACAATGTTTCTATATTCTTTTCCCATAATTGATTACCTTATATTGATCCACCAATTCTTCTTTCAGGTATCCTGCTTGCTGGAGAATTGTTTGGTGAGTTCCAATCATTCTGCTGCTTTGTCAATCTTAAAAGTTCCCGTTGAGTATTAAGCATTTCTCTCTGTATATAACCCTGATTTGTGTTTGTTACTATATTTATCAATTGAGAGAATATTTGATTAGACAAACTAGATTTTTGTTTGTCCATTGGATCTGGAGTTTTATTATTTATATCCTTAATATCGCTAGCCATACCGTCCAAGCCGTATGCTAGCCCGATAATAGTGGATATTGCAGCGGTTATAATTCCCAGAGGTCCAAAGCTAAGTCTAGATGCAAAAGCAAAAGACCTAACATCAATGCCAAATTTAGTGGCAGCTACATTAAATAATCTAGTTGACATTTGGTATGTGAATTGTAGTGCAGACCAAATTCTAGTTATAGAAAGATAAGTAGCAGCTACTCCTGCAAACAATGCCAAGGCTTGGGATAATTGCTTCACCACAGGCCAATTTATAACTGCCATTAAAGCTTGACCCAGTAAATTCATTGGAGTTGCAAATATATTGGCTAGCTGAGAGAAGCCCATCATTGAATTGCTTAAGTCATTTATAGGGTTCTTCGCATCTTCTAGAGCTTTTGCTAATTGAGGGAATATCAAAGCTGATTGCCCGCCATAGGGCTGTAACAACTTCTCAAATATTCTAGAAGACATTACATCAGTTCCAAGACCACCTTGTAACCCCTGAACAGATTGAGCAGCAATCTTAACCATCTGCTCCACAATTGCTTTTTGTTTCGCTGGGTCAGTCTCCGCTGCAAGTCTTTCCTGATATCCATCTGCTATATTTAAAAGCTGTAATTGAGCATAAGAAGCCTTGCTAAAAAATTGAGCAGCTTGATTGATAAGCTCTGTCCCTCTGCCACCCAACGTAGCTCCAAGGGCACCAAATCCCCCAGCTATTCCAGCACCCGCGCCTAACTGAGATTGAATTTGTAAGTTTTTCGAAAGGTCAGCAGTCAGCCTTAGTATTTCATCTTGTCTTGTGCCATATGTTCTTGAGAAATTAGCTAGGTTAACAGCCAAATTTTGAGCTTCCCTTTGGTTTAACATCAAGTAGGAAGTGTTGGCACCTAAAAATTTTATTAAAGATTCTGTGCTTTGACCAGTAACCTTCATCCTAGCTAAAAGTCCCAGGGTTGATCTGTCTAACTTCTCAACGCCCTTTTCTCTTAGAGCTATGACTTGTGCCGTCATCTCATTAATGTCTGCTCCTAAACTTACGCTGGCGGCTACTTGATCAACTGATATTGTTTGTATTAAGCTTTTTTCTGTTGCGAATGATCTATTTTGTAGATCAGACATCTTCTTCATTACGCTGCTAAGTCCCTTTATAGCTTCTAACCCGTTCTTTATAATTGGGACTTTAGTAAACTTTTCAAATTCTTTGCTAAATCTTTCTTGCTGCCTTAAGTATCTGTTTATCGGTTGCCGATTGAAAAAGGTGTTCATCGACTCAAACTGGCTAGTCAGCAGCCCAAGTTCAGTTGCTAGTTGTGAAAAGTTAGTCATTTAATGCTTCTCTTAGAAATTTTCTGAGCGTCAGGTTTTCGTGCGTTTAAATTAAAAACCGATGACATCTTCCTGGTGTTAAAAGTTTTGTAATTGCTCTTTCCAAAAATAGAATTCATAGTATTTTTAAGTCTATTGTAAGTAGATCTTCTTTTCTTATAAAATGAATTAAAAATCATTATTAACCCAGGCAAGGTTTCTCTGTCAGTTAGGTCATACCCACAGATTAGATAGTTACCTCTGTTGGACATAAACTTACCCTCTGGAGCGGCTTTCGTGGATACAACTAAAAACTTCCTAGAACTAAAAAGATTTCTCTCGTAGGAAAAAGTTACTAGATCTCCTGGGACCAAAGACTGAGGGGACACAGCAACTAACTCTAACTTATCAGCTCCAATGGAATCTAACGCAGCCTCCCGATACGTCGAAGGCAGTTGTAATTTTTTTATTATTTTTCCAAAAACCATGGATTTTATTGAAAAATTAAAATTTTTCTCCTTTAATATATATTATAACTCCTGTTAATAACAGGAATAAGTAAGTGTTTATGAGTAATATAGATGAAGATATAGTAGATTTTTTAGATTTAATTAATTTCACTCTAAGTGATGAGTTTTTGAATAAGTGGAGATACAGATTTAGTGTAAAGTTTTTAAAGGAATTTCAAACAAAAGTTATTAAGTCTCTTAAAGATCGAAAGCCACTTAAGCTAGAATCTCTGTATAAACACTTGTCAAAGAAGTGTGGTTACTCACCAGAACAAGTTAAGAACTTCTTTGAAGCGATAGATATTAATATTTATCATCCGCTAGTTTTAGGCAAGGTTTCTTCTTTAGCCTTGAGTTGAGCCGTCTGCTCCTCGATCCTCTGCTGAATTGAGCACTGGTCGTTAAACAGCGGGCACATTGGCTTATACTCACACCAGTCACAGAACTGGTTCTGCATAGCTGGGAATTCGTCCTTCTTCTTCTTACGGATCTTCCAGACCTTGGAGATTTCCTTCTCTCTCCAGGAGTTAACTGCCCCTTGCGTGAACTTAACTGATACTAAACTATCGGTTAAAGGGTAGTAGTGAGCGCAGTAGATCTCACTCAGTGGAATTTTAAACTCTTGGCTGACGGCAAAAGCGTAGCCCATAAGCTGCTTATCCCTGCCAAGCTCGACTCTGGACTTTTCCTTCTTGGAAGTCTTGTAGTCAATAATTAGCATGCCCCCGTTGAGTCCTCGCACGATACGGTCTATAAACCCGTTGTATTTAATACCTTCCGCGAGATTCACGGAAAATTCGTGTTCGACAGCTACGGTTTCCCCCAGCCCCTTGTTAAACTTTAAAAAGTTATCGAGGCATTGGTGGATGCGTTCTTTGTATACAAATGGAACCTTGTAGTCTTTTTTAATGTTTTCTGCAATTTTCTCTAGTTGCGAGATATGATTCTCGGTGTAGCCTAACTCAAAGATACGGTGAATATATGTTCCGAAGTCCAAAGCGTCCTCGTTTTTTGATGGAAACCCTGGGAGCTTCCTGATATATCTATACTCATACTTGAGTAGACACTGATCTATAATATCGGATTTTGAATTACTTAGTCGGTCGATAAACATGATTACCTCAAATTACATTAGAGCCTACCTGCTGGAAAAGTTCAACGGTAAATACAGAATATTAAGTGGCGGACGCGAGATGGTCATCCCTTCAATATTTATGGATCGTGACCCCAAGCGGCACATGTCTATTAATTTAGACACCGGACTTTGGCAGTGCTTTAAGTCCCAGAAGAAAGGTAACTTCATCCAGTTATACTCAGAGTTGGAGCACCTGACGTATAAACAAGCCTACTCTAAGTTTTTAATAGACGAGTTCTTTGCCGAGGAAAAAGAAGAGCCAAAGCAAGAGCCAGTTAAAGTTTTAATTGAAGACGAGTTTAAGAACTTCTCTAAGGTTGACGCATTCAGCTTTGATGTGGAGCTTAACTCTTTGGCAGCGATGACCCTGGTTCGAAGAGGCGTCCTCAATCAGGGACCATTCTACTACGCGCATACGGGCCCCTACATGGGCCGATTGGTCATCCCCTACCTGCATGAGGGTCGCACCATTTTCTTCCAAGCACGGGCCTTATACGCCGACCAGGAGCCAAAGTATTTGAACTTCCGTGGAGTGAAGGCATCCGCAATCCTGTATCCATTCAATTATGAATCAGAAGAGCCCCTCTATATTTGTGAAGGCGTATTCGATGCAATGTCCATTAAGGCTCTTGGCTACAATGCAACCACCACGATATCCTGCCATGTATCTAAGGAGCAGATTGGACAACTCAAGTTTTACAAGGGACCAATCGTAGTGGCTTACGACAGTGACGCGGCTGGGCTAAAGGGCTTGCGTAACTTTGAGATCTTTAGACGCAGAAACCGCATGCCAAAGATTCACTACACTCTGCCACCCAAGAGGTTCAAGGATTGGAATGAGGCTTACTGCCAAGATGTTGATGCTGTCCATTATGCCTGTAAAAATTATCAAGTATTTAATCTCAACGAATGGGATACTATGACAGCGTTAGATACATCGGGTCTGATATAAGTGTTTCTCCAAACACGCTATACTTAGCCCGAATAGCATACACACCTTGAATTGAGCCGAAGTTGCCTGCGGCTAATTGAGCGTGGGTTTTCAGTTGAGTGGTGTCCCAGGGCAATACCATAACATTGTCTGACGTTACAGTGATTAGAGATGATGTGTCAGAGAATGACGATACTGTCACCCTTGAGGGTAGATTGGCAGCTTCGTTAATTTTTTGAATTTCTACCGCGCCACTGGTGATGACGTTTTCTCTCAGTAGGTTCTTTATTGAATCATCAATATCTCTATTTTCTACGTGAACATCCGTGGCTATCTTCAAATCAATTTTTGAATCTAATGTTACTTTGCTGTTTACCAATCTGCTCTTTAGTTTAAGCATCAAGGGTTGAGTTATTACTGTAAACCCTCCCTTGCGAAGGCTGAATTCATTTACAACAGTCTGGGGTAGCGAGCCAGCAACCCATTTAATAGTCCAAACGTCAATGTAATCCCCAGTCGCTGAAGCATTATTGGATATTACTTTGCTTCCTCCATCCAGGTTAATGACCCCGACAGAGTTTACAGTCCCATCTAAAACTACCACATACTTGCCAACACCAGTTCTAAATATGCCACTTGTGGTGTTCACAGTGCCAGCATAGTTTGAAACATTGAAAGAACTATTTGATGTTAATGTTGATGAATTGCAGAAATTCATCAACATAGATCCACTAACATTGGCTGTATCAATAAGCTGAGTATCCGAATCCAATACGGAGCTTGGATATAAATTAGAATTTCTAGAAAATACAGTTACAGCACTGATCTCGTAAGGGTCCATAAATTGACCATCCGAGATAAAAAATGCCTGCAATCCGACCTTGGATAAGACCACAGGTCTGTTGTGCCTGTCACTAATATTTATGTTGTTCAACTGCATCTTTCTGAGCCTTCAAATCGTCGGAATATAACTTTAAAAAGACCGCCCTTTCCAGTTTGGTCATTTGTTTAACGTCTTGATAAGTAAAACTACATTTACTTACCAATATGTAGGCTTCAAGCAGTAATGATTCTAAATTTAATTCAGATATCAGGTCACTGAAAAAAAATTTTCGTTTATTGGGACCTCCACCTTGCTTTCCCTGGAGCAGAATCCACAATCAAACAAAAATTTTGGATTTAAACCTAAATCCGTTCGCATTATTTGGGATATTATATATTTAACATCCATAATGTGCATCTTAGGGATTGCTTTGGAAACAAACACTGGGTCAGTTATCCCATTTAATTCAGTAACAAATCTCCAGAGATTAGTGTAGGTCTGGTCGGACGATGAGATGTAATCCTCGTCTGATACTCTAGGGAATCTAACCTTTGCGGTCTTATTTAGTTTTGGTAAGGTTATTTCTCTTGGGTCTACTACATCATGGGGAATATAATTAACTAAAAGATTACTTAAATTAATTTTAATTTCACTTTTAGATTGACAGTGAGGGCATATGACCTCCGCAGGATATTCTGCCCCGTAAGATATCTCCCTTATTTTTAATAGTAAAAATAACTTGTCTATTAGCAATAACGAGTTGACATCAGCCCCTTTAACACATTTAGTTAAAATTAAATTAATGGGGTTTAAATTATTTTTAGCACTAGAAGCCAGTTGCTTTTCATCTTCAAATTTAATTGAAGTGATGGTTACCTCAGGGGCCTTATTATTATAAAATCTTCCCTCTGATGGTAATCTAACAATGACATCCGTTTCCGCAGGTATTTCCCCAAATAGCTGCTCTAATCTTGAATCTCTTTGATCTGCAAACTTATCTAAATTTGACATAATTGTTTCCTACTAACTATTATAGTAGGGATGAAAATTAGATCAGGCATTATAGACTCGATAATAGAAACAGATAACTCAAATATTATAAAAGTTTTATCTGATAAGTGGGCGTTCCATGTGAATGGCTACCAATACACGCCCACCTACAAGAGGGGGCACTGGGACGGGAAGAAGCGGTTCGTATCGGCTGCTGGAAAGTTCAAGACGGGGATGCTGGCAAACATCCTACGGGACTTAAATCAAGTCGGATGCACCCCAGAAGTCATTAGAGAGCATGGAGATGGTCCTAAGCTAATTTTCAAACGCAATATCAAGGAGTTCAAGCTCCATGATTATCAGCAAGAAGCTATCAGCAACGCACTGGTCGCTGAGAGAGCCATAATCAAGTCACCTACGGGATCAGGTAAAACTTTAATTATGGCAGCAACCCTAACTGCTTTCCCAAAGGCTAAGATTACAATCCTGTTTGATGAGAGAAGCATTCTAACTCAGACATATGAATACCTCACGCGCAAGTGCGGATTCAAGGATGTTGGAATAAACTTAGGTGGAGACTTCAAAGATGGGCGTATCATGCTCTCAACTGTGCAGAGTATTGATAAGATCCTAGACAGTCATCTAAACCAATCAGAAGTGTTGATGGTAGACGAAGTTCACAAGTTCTGCCGGGGGGAGATGACCGTTGCAGCCATCCAGAGCTTCCCCAATGCCCGCTACCGCTTCGGATTCACAGCCACCATGCCAGATGACCGGATCGGGGAATTGACGCTTGTAGGGGCCTTTGGTGACGTCATAGAGACTAAATCAACTCAGGAGCTAATCGCTGAGGACAAGCTGGCGAAGCCCATAATACAGATGTTGGAGTATGAGGATGAGATATCAGAGCAGGATTTGGACAGCGATTACGCTACTATCTACGAGAAGTTTATTATCACCTCCGAAAAGAGAAACGGAATCATTTTCAGTTTGGCTGCAAAGATTGCTGAAGCCAATCCAGAAGCTAAAGTTTGTATTCTCGTCAAGAATCTTGAGCATCTTCAGACGCTGAGGAATGCCATACCTAATTCATTCACGCTAGAAGGCATCAATACCATTCACGAACGTAAGCAGGCGATTAAAGATTTCCTTGAATGTGATAGTGCAGCCTTCCTAATCGGAACTAAAGTATTGCAGACTGGCATTAACATTGAAGAGATCACCCACCTAGTTAACGCTAGAGGTTTGAAAGATAAGATCCCAACTTTACAGGGTCTAGGCAGAGGAATGAGAAAATCTGTTGGAAAAACCTCTGTGATGGTATATGATTTCTTTGATCACATCCCTTACTTGAGGGAGCATTCAAAAGCCAGAATTAGACACTATGAGGACGAGGGACATGAAGTCTCTCGGATAAAACTATGAAGAGAGCCGAAGACGTATTAGACAGCCTTTACAACTTTACTGAATCACAGAAGATGAAGCTTGAAGCATTAGCTGCACAGATTAACAGTATTAAGGATACCAAGATTAGCAAGGATACTTATGATACGCTAACTAACGTATTTCAAGAAGTCCACATGCTTCGGGATAATGTTACGATTAGGTTGTTGGCTAGTATGAAACGTGGGGATATGCTCTAGAACTCGCATGTAATAATTATTACGCCTGCGCCTCCGCTTCCCCCAGCACCAGAACCTATTGCGGTAGTGCCAGAACCTCCCCCACCTCCCCCACTACCAAAGCCTCCGTCAGCCCCAGCCCCTGCCGAACCAGCGGTAGCTGCTCCCCCACCGGACCCCCCTGAGGATACTAAAGGAAGAAAATTACTTATACTTTCATAGTTATTTATAAAATTATTACCGTAATTTATCCCGTTAGTTCCTGGCAATCCAGCAGCCCCGCCAGCTATGCTCCCCCATACAGTTTGCCACATTCCCCCAGTGTTCACAGTTCCGCCCGCGAATGCTGTTGTTGTGCTTTTCCCACCTCCTGCTGCACCCCCACATGCCATACAGTGGGAAGCTGCTCCAGTGGCTATAGCAGTTGAATTTCCCCCTGCTGCTCCTGTTGATCCTGCTGCACCACCTCCCCCTGCGTAGGATGCACATATACCTAAAAAAGATATTGGACTTGTCGCCCCAGTAGATGCAGCACCACCACCTCCAGCGGCACCCGCAGCGGTTCCTAGAGAGCCCCCGTTTGCAAGAACCACTCTATTGCTTGCAGTGTATGCACTGTCTGGATAGAATAATACATAACTAGCCGCACCGTTAGTCCCGTTACCATTTCCTGTGCCGCCAGGACCGCCATTCCCAGGTTGAACATATAATATATCTGGGAGTAATGCGGCTGGGATACTTGCTACAGTCAAAGCTCCTGCCCCTCCCCCCCCCCCCCCTATTCTATTAGCAGTGTTATCCCCCGCAGTGTTTTTACCGACTCTACGGCCACCACCGAGAGCTAAAATAAATATATTTTTAACTCCTTTAGGTTTTTGCCAAGTATAAAATGCAGTTGCGATTGTTGCTGCCCCAGGAAATCCAGTATAAATTCTAGTTGTTCTATCGGCCCCAAAGCAGCAGATTCCTTGATAATTTTGTAATACCATTTTAAAAGTTACTAATTATAATGACAAATCCAGGGCCGCCTGCACCACCATTTCCACCAAATCCAGTTGTTCCTCCAGAGGCAGTCGATCTTGATCCTCCTCCCCCACCTCCGCACCCTAATCCTCCAGAACCACCATTTCCACCATTAAAAGTGCTTGTAGAGTTACCAGATCCACCTCCCCCACTACCACCAGTAAATAATAAAGGATATCTACTATTTATTATATCAATATTATTAAATATATTAATTCCATAATTTATACCCTCTACTCCGTTGCTTCCATTAGCATTTGTTCCTAATGCTCCTGCTGTTACGGTAGGCCAAGTTCCACCTGTAGTTATGGCACCCCCGGTAAATCCAGCAGCAGCACCCGCTCCTCCTCCACCAGCCCCTCCGCAAGCAATATTATTGCTAGTGCTAGCAATTGCGGTTATTGTTGTTCCTGCTGCTCCGTTTCCACCTCCGCCACCAGCTATCCCCGCGACAGGAAGTGCAAACCCTAAGTAAGCTAGTGGGCTAGTGGAACCAGTGCTCACCGCGCCAAGAGTTCCACCTGTAATACTCCCGTTTGCTCCTGCACCTCCACCGTTAGCAAGACATACAATATCAACAGCAGTAGGCACAGTAGCTGACAATGCATTTATGGTTACATAACTTGCTCCTCCCGCTGTAGCAGCAGTTCCAGTGCTTCCATTTCCGTTACCCACGCCACCAGTTCCACCCTGTCCAGGTTTAACGTATAAAATATCTGGTAATAGAATTGCTGGTATTATTGTTCTAATCAAAGCTCCTCCGCCTCCGCCAGCACCTCCAATAGTATTTGCATTTGCTGCCCAAGCACCACCACCTCCACCACCCCCACCCCCTTGAGTTAAAATTATAACTGATTTTACGCCTTTAGGCTTTTGCCAAACATTATAATTCCATGAGGTTGTAGCACTAGTGGAAACTTCACCAACATATACTTGAGTAAGTTGATTAGCGTTTGCAATAGAAGCGTAATTTTGATATGCCATTAATAATCACCAGCAACAGCAGTTACAAACCATCCAGCAGGAGTAAGATTTGCAGTGGATCCTAAAGATACATAAATTCTATATGTTGGTGGTAGCTGCAACATTAATGGAATTTCTATGTGAGGTGTAGCCGCAGCCGCCGTGCCATTCACTAAGGGCAAAGAATATTGCATATACAATGCATTAGCACTAGCGTTAGTGGGTGATGTGCCGTTGTTAATATGAATTCTTAATACTGATGCCGTTCCAGTGGATCCTCCTGCTTCACATACCAATTTTTGAATAAATGATCCATTAGATCCAGCAACATAAACTAATGTAGCGTTAGTGGTTCCGTCATAAGATGTAGTTCCTGTTCCGGTATTTACTGCTGAAACTGTGACCGTTCCGTTTACAGCAGCAGGCCATGTTATATCTGGCACGTTTGTAAAAATAGGACTTGTATTTGCTGGCATGATAATTCCTTAGAAAAATAATCCATTTGTTATTGCATTACTTAAACCTATTATACTAGGTCCAAGATTATAATAGTTAGTAGCACTAACTGAAGTTAAATTTATTGAAGATGATGGGGCCCAATTAGTTCCATTGCGAACGAGGACATCATTTACTTGAGGAGTTGTGGTTGCTACA